GTGGATGCTAGTGTGTCGTCAGCCTCTGTGTAAGCTCCGACACCTGCGACTGCTACTATCCCAGTGGATGCTAGTGTGTCGTCGTCAAGCGTTGTAGCGCTAGACGCGCTTATGATTGCTGCGATCTTAGACGCTATTGGTGTGCTAGCTATTGGCCCGGTGGCTAGTATCATAGGGTTAACTTCCTTGCGGTGCCATTATCGTCAGCTTATTGAGTGTAGTCTATGGGCACCCAACACCAAAAACCTTCTTTGTCGAGCAGCTTTTGATACATTTTTATCTTTTTAAAGGGTTTGACAGGCTTTTCAATATACTGCTTTTCATTCTCAGCATCCGCTTTTGCAGCTTCGGCCTCTGCCTTTGTTGCAGATTCTACCCGAATATAATTACCCTCGCGCACTAATCTTGTTACCGAGCCATCTTCGATCTTCTTTTGGACAATTACGTTAAGCTCCTGCGCTTTCTTAGTAGCCGCACTTAGACTCTTATATTCTTTTCTCCCATCAGCAGTTATTATCATATATTCCTTTACGAGCTTGGCCTCTTGGCCCGTTTCCAGCCCTACAGACTCTTTTGTTTTCCGCTTAGTCCATTGGACCCACTTCCCGATTGATACTTTGTAGTCTCCTGTAGCTTGATGAAACAATTCATCACACCGAGCTAAACCATCTACCATAGAATGCGAAGGACCGAGTACAGACCCAACATTCTCCACATAGAAGTTATAGCCGTCCATACAGTCTTGGTCTGTGGGGTCCATTCCCGACCCGTTAGCCCGCATCCAGACTTCGTTAATAATCATTAGCTCACTGCCCCTAGAATATGGTTAGCAAAATCAGTATCAAACTCGCCCCCCCATAATACAGTGTTTCCGTTCAGCTCTACAGCTTTCCCACCTGCAGCTCCGTTAGTCGTGTTGGCATCGCCGGTACTGTTATCAGTGCCGTCTCCACCGTCTCCACCCCAGCCGCCACCGCCTCCGGCTGCATATCTGCTACTTGAAGGTGTTGTGCCGTCGGCGCCAGCAGAGCCACCAGCTCCGCCATAAGGAGTGCCCCCTGCACCACCTACCCCCGGAAATACGCGTCCGGCACCGCCGCCTGAAACTTCTGGATTAGCTGTCATCAGTATTCTCCTTTACGTTTGGCTTCCGCCGCCGCCGCCGCCACTGCCACCACGGCCTTTTGTTGTAGTAGGGCTAGTATTGGCGCTACCATCATTTCCTGAAGCGCCAACAGCGCCTCCAGTACCACCTATTTTATCATGGGCGCGCCCACCAGCTCCGCCGCCAGCACCGCCTCCGCCTGCGTAAAGCTCGCTAAACAATGTTACTTTTATGGCTGAACCGCCTCCGCCTCCACCGCCTCCGATATACGCGCTAGTACCTCCAATAATGGTTACATCATCTGTGGCATTAAAAGCTGGGCCTCCAGCTGCGGGGTTAATCAAATTGTATGACCCGTCAAACCCGCCGCCTGTACCGCCCATGCCCATGATATACCCGTTAAGATTTATTTCGCAGCCTCCGCTAAAAGTGCCGCCCATATCCAAGGCGGCTGTAGCTGTATCATCAGACCAAATATAGACCCCAGAATTTATGGTTACGACTAATCTATCAGTCTCATTCCAACCATCCGTTATAGCATACGCATGGAGGTCTAACTTCAACTGATTAGTTGAAATTGTCATTTCATAATCTGGCACACTACTGGGTGCTGCCATTAATAATGTTTGGAAAGTTGATCCAGCCATATCATGTAAGCCCTGTCCCAGAGATTATCCACTCTGTAGATGTTACCTTCATTGCCGTTGCCACTCCGTTAGCAGCAAGTGTCCTGCTCCCCGTTGTGCCTGCCCCTGCGAGTCTCATAGTATCTGTCGTAATTGCTATAGTGATCACGCCAGCAGCATTCTGGTTAACAAAAGTAAGTGCAGTTCCTATAGGATACGCAACAGAAGAATTTGCAGGTATCGTCCATGTCCTCGCTGTGGTGTCGGCACTTGGATGGAATATATGTTTTTGTGCGTCCGCTAAAACCAAGGTGTATGCAGCACTCTTACTATTTTGGGGTACGTTAGAATGTAGATACGCATCATATGCTTGAAAGGCAGCATCAGCTGCGGCGATGGAGTAGAAGTCTGTTCCGGCTTCAAGGTCAAGGCTGGCAAGCATACCCGCTTTGGTATTCTTACGAATAAAGTTGTCTGTCGAAGAGTAGAAAGTATCGTCAGTGTTTCGTGTGGAGGCAGAGTGATTCATACTTGTGTAGAAACTATACACATATCTCGCGCCTATATATCCAGAAGCATCCCGCATAACAAGTTTGTTAGCGTTTGAGCCATCTGTAAGTAAGCTATTAGACGCGTCACCATCGACTAACACATCGGAATGACTAGTTTCTGATTGCAGAGCTGTGTCTGCTAATGCACCTTGAGCTGCTGTCGCAAGGTCCGAGCCAATTACAATTACTGACACAATAGCGTTGCCGGTGAGTGAGATCGCTGCGTCAGCGTTAGAACTTTCCAGTACTGACCGCGTAAGAGTAGTGCCGGAAGCAGTGTATGTCCCGGCTCCTATTTCCCAATCCGCGCCGTCCTCAATAAGATACCGAACTGTATTAGTGTCCGCGACACCTCCATCCGCAAACGACTGGAAGCCGCTTAACGCAGCCCCCAGTGTTATAGTTCCTGTGCCAGTTGTAGCTGTGGCAACTCGAACTCTGTTTGCGAGTATGTTCGCCATGGTTACGCATTACCGGCTGTAATAGTAAACGTGGATACAGTAACCGTCTGGCCCGATGCAATAGACACGTTATCCAACTCCATATCGCCGCCACCGCTTGTTGCTGTAACTGTCCCCTGAAGGTGGCATGTAGTGCCATCAGATGCATAAATGCGGAAGTGAGCTGCAGTACCTGTGGCATCAGCCGATGTATCTTCCCATGTGCCAGACTTTGCTTTAGTCCCACTGGACGCGGCAGCCATCCAGTCTGAGGGGAGAGTCATAGACACCAGCTCGGTGCCAGCGTTTGCATTTGCGCAATTCGCAGGTGCTGCTCCGGTGAAGATTTTCAACACCGCACTAACCCCGATTGTGGTTTCTAATGCGTCTAGTCTGTCGTCGCGTGCTGCGACAGAGTATTGAACGGCCATGGTAGTTCTCCTTTTAGGTTCTTAAACGAAACCGTAGTTTCTCGTAAACTGTGTGCGTCGATCCGCTCCCTAAGTCAACGACAATTTCCCCCTCATATGCGCCTGCGGCCAAACCGTCTAGCACATCCCCGGAGAAATCGAACTCAACTTTGCCATCGGAACCGTCAGTGACTTTAGTGCACGCTATCTCGGTTGGAGTAGCTGTACTCCCAGCTGCCTTAAAAAATACGGACACCGACGTAGTCTCTGCTGATAAGTCATAGACAGAGCTATCACTCTCGTCAGATATTGTAACTTCGATATTTGGTTTTGTATCTCCAGATACCAGTCTTATAACATCACCCATGCGAGCACCTATCCGAACGATTGCATTTGCGCAGTCAGGTTGCCGCGGCCTAAGCCGAGGTTTGCCTTTGCTCTGCGGGAAGCTATTTTAAACACAAGCTGCTTAGCATGATACTGAGCCAGCTCTCTATCAGTCCATGATTTATTTGGTAGTATGAGCGTTTCTTGCAGGACGTGGTGCACAATCAAATCCTCAAGCTCGTCAAAGAATATCTTATCCATCGCTGTGCTGTCAGGCTTTGGGCGTAATGTGAGGAACATCTTCACGTCATATGTTTTTTCTGCATCCGGCACAGGAGCCACAACAAAGTGATCAGGGTCTATCTGGCATAGGTGCTGAGGCGCAGACCTGTCAGTGGTAACTTCTGATGGCCACTTAGGGTAAGTAGCGTGCAACTCATCTTCAGTGAGCCAGCGTGCTTTAACACCTTCGATAGTACTGTGCATCACACCACAGACTTCTGCCCCCGTTGGGGTTTCATACTCATAGTCATAGATCCCAGCTGTTAGCGGGATAGAGGGCTGTTCGTAGCGCCATGCTTGTGTGCGCTCGCAAACAGCGATTGCGCTGCTGCGAATATATGGGAGCAAGGCTGGGTCAGGCATACCTGGAACAGACGGTGATATCCTTGGGATTAAAGATACGAAGGTACGATCAGCCATTATGGGAGTTCCTTCTTGTCAAGCCCGCCTTGCTCAAGGTCAGTCACCATACGTGACTCCATGTTAGCTTGCAGGGCTTGGGTAAATGATGTTTGGAATAGTGCCGCACGCTGAGCCAGAACGTGCTCGTCGTCTACTGACTGCGATAAGAACATAACACCGTCAATCACACAAGCTCGGTACGCATCTGGTAGCAACGCGACTTCTGTAACTGCGTCGTAGACTGGTGGGGTTTGAGCGTACTCGCCGATCAATATCTGGGATGCTGGGGCTTTAGGCCAGATGAAGAATTTGTTTTGGTGCCGTGGGTGGCGCATCCAGCTTGATGCTGCAGCTGCGGCGTCGTTCGGCCAGGCAGGGTATGTCTGATCCAAGACCTCGCGATTAGTCTCACGAACAGCTAGCCCGTCTTTCACACGGAATATCTCCATGAGGCGGATTGAGTCGGATGGCGCAGACTGTAATGTCTCACCGTCAGCGCATGGTATTTCACCAATGTACGAAAATAGATCAGGCCTTAGAACCGCCATACGGCTCAAGGTGTTGTTAGCAAACGCAAGTAGCTCTGCGTCACTGAAGCGTTGCAGAGCTGTGTCGGTACTAGTGTCTTGTGAAAGACGCCGCACTTCAGTAATAACGTCTCCCAGCAACATCTATTACAATCCTTTTGATGCCTCGGTTTGCAGCCCTGCTTTTGCTTTAGCTACTGGCTCATCCGGGGTTTCTTTTGTCTCCAAGTTAACCCGCGCTTTGCGCTTCTTAGTACCCTTGGGTATGTGTCTCTCAGGGAACGCAACTTCTTCTGTTACGAGTTCCAAGAGTGGGTTGCTGCCAAATGCTACAGGGTTATGATTAAAAATCGTACCCTTAACCACATGACGGTAAAACATTTTTTGTTCTTTAGACATAGTCAGCTCCTCTAAACCTTATGCTACAGCAGCGGAGTATTACCCCCGCTGCTTCTGTTGTTAGTAGTTATTAGCTGCAATTAGCAACTACTGCCCATACGCGACACACCATCGCTGCAGGAACTGCAGTGAGAAGCGTGAGGTCGATGGTGTCAGCGGCAGCGTAGTACTTACCGTCAATGAGACCTGCTACAGCACCAGATGCCGACGCAACTGCGTTAGCATTGACGCCATCAAGATACCCATCGGGGTCTACGCCATCACCCATATCGAGTGTGCCTGTGACACCGCTTGCTGTAGTGATGTCAATACCTGCTGCAATAACAAACGTCTTTGCTGGGATTGCCAAGACCTCCATTACATCTGCTGCTGCAAGAGCTGTTGCACCGGCAGCAAGGCGCGCGGCGATAATTGCGGGGAAGTCCAGATCGACTGACATGAGGCTAACCCGATGTAGGCCTTTCTCATGGTAGCCTGCGGTGCCTTTGTTAAAGCCCAAAGTGTCTGTGTAAGTAGCCATAATCAATTTCTCCTAATGGCAAGTGTTGGGTAAAATGGGAGCCTAAGCTCCCACTGATTAGGCTGTGATAACGCCGCGGGCCAGAGCTTCTGGCTTAATCGTTTTGTAGCCGAACACCTGAAGTCCACGGATGATGTGGCCAAATGTTGTAGTTGACTGGATAGTCTCCATCTTTGTCATCTGTGACGCAAAAGTGAAGCCCATCTTATGACCAGCGATGATATCATACTCACTACCTGATTTTGGCAGGTTGTGGCTTGAGTAGATAGTGAACCGGTCGATTGCACCAACACGTCCGTTACGCATGATGGATGTACCATCGCCCGCTAAAGACGCATCTTTAAGGTCAGACTTCTTGATCAAGCCAACTGCTTTAGCAGGTAGTACCAAGAAACGATCACCTTCAGGAGCGTTAGCTTCGTCGAGCACTGTGCCCATATCCACGATGTAATCCAAGATGTTTGTCTTGGTCAACGCGACTGGAGTAGACGCAACACCTAAGTTGATGTTACCGGAGATACGGCCCGCTGTGCTGCCTTCATTGTAAGCTGAAACTTCAGTTACAATGTTTGCAAGAACCTGCGTGTCGATTGTGATCTTCATGCGCTCGGAAGCGTCACGGGACCAGGCATTCATCAGGTCGATATCTGACTGGACTTTATCCACGTCGTCTTCGATTGCTGAGAAATATTTACCTTTGTCAATCAACAGCTGGATTTTCGGGCTGTCTGGAGTCTGAACTTCGAGAGGCATACCCTTGACATAGTCATGGATTTCAAGAGTCGGCATGGTGCGGATATTAACCGTGTCGCCGTGATTCTTGATCGAGCCTTCGTAATCAGTGTTGGAAATAGAGGCCAGAACTGTGCCGTCGTAGAAGTGTTCTACGAGCTTGCCAGCCCAAATCTCAGGGATGAAATTTCCGGTGTACTGTGGGCCACCGGCGGATACTAGGTATGCCATTATGCAACTCCTTTAGGATTAACCACTTGATGCGACACGCTGCTGGGCAGCAAATATATCGCGTTCGATTTTATTGCGCTCGTCTTGCCGCGACTTATACACACCCTTCTGAACATCGCTGTAAAATTTAGAGATGTCTTCAGATGTATAAACCTTTGGCTCTTCACCAGTTGGCGCTGATTGGCTGCGCCCGCGTCCGGGGGACACTTGTTTTTCTAGTTCAGAAGCCGCAGACGGTTTGACTTGCTGTTGGGTTTGAACATTGGCGTTGGCATTAGTACCGATATTTTTCCATGATGAAAAGAAAGCTGCTACCCGCGCGGCGTTGCGCGCTTTTTGGGATGCCTCTAGCCCGCTCTGGCGAGTTGTGCCCATAAGTGGGTCAACTGTTAATAGCCATTCATGGAACGCTGGGTCTGAGTTGATTTCTTGCCAATCGGGTACAGCGGTTTCCAGGTCACTCCAAAACTGCTGCTCAGCAGTTTTATTCTGTGTCTGAGAAATACGCTGCACTTGTGGGATAACTGAGGTGTTCATGTTAGCAGCTAACTGCTGTATGCTGTTCTCCAATGTAGCTATGCGTGACGTAAGCGCGTGCACTTCTGCCGCTGCTACACGCCGCACCATATCAACAGTGTCGGCACCATACTCTTCGAGTTCCTCGTCAGACAGCACAGGTTTTGCACTGGGTGCCGGAGCAGCCGTTTGTGCTTCTTCCTGTAAAGACCCTAGGAGGGCTTCCATGTTTCTCATGCGGGCTGTTAGTTCCGCATTCTCAGTTTTCACACCCTCAACTTCGGAGTTATACATTCCTTGTAGAGTGCGATAGCGTTCAGTCATTGCTTTCAATTCATTGCCACTGTCATGTTCGCTCACAGGGGCAACTGGTACAGGTTGGGGTCTAGCCGCTGGCGTAGTCTCCTTTACCGGCTCGTCTGAACTTTTAGGCTTCGCTTCCTCAGCAGCTTTACCTGCCTCTGGCTCTTCGCCGTCTAGTTCTAAGTCAACAAAAAATTTTTCTGCCTGTGCGGATTGGTCTCTAACCTGCTTTGGTACTGCCATTTTACGCTCCTATTGGTATGCGTATAGTTGATGCGGCCTCTCACGACTGTGAGTTTACCCGCTAGTTTGTGCGGCCTCTTACTAGTGTAAGTTTACCCGCTATTTGCCGGAAACACTTTGATCGAATTTGTCTTTCAACTCCTTCAAAACCTGACACCGTCCCTGCTTTTGCATCAAGTCATCTTTAGCCAACGGTAAGTTGGTTAATTCGCTGTTATACCATTCGTCGATATAATTCAAGAAGTCTTTAGCTTCAGTCGCTACGCGCGCGCAAGCTGCCTTCTCTCTTGGTTCCATACGCCTCACGGTGTGACCCCCTTAGCTGAACGGTTCTGGACAGTGTTGCCCTCCATGCCACCCTTCGGGGCACCGGATGGGTCTAATTCCTGTGGCGCCGGCTGGTTAGCCTGTGCCTCAGCTGTAAGTCTACGAGTGACCCCAGCCTTTTCGCGGGATGGGACCACATCCTCTTCAGGCATATGCAACCCTTTAGTAATCTCACGTAGCAGAACAGCACGCCCCTCTGGACCCATGATCTCAGAGTCGATCGGATTAGCTGTTGCATTGAGGAACTCAAGGCGGCGAACATTCATAGTTTCTTTGGTCGCCAAGTTAATCGCGCCACGTGCAAGTATCTGCAGATCACCTTTGATCGACGGATCATCCACATACCGCATGTTGTAGACATACTGGCGTTGGAGCATCGGCTTTGTAACATCCGAGTCTATGTGCATAACAACCTGACGTATCGCTTTACCCGCTGACCCCATGAGCATTGACAGGCCAGACGATGTCCGACCCGCTCCCTGCACATTAAGATCACCGTATAGATACGCAGGTATGCCAGAGTGCTCGTCAGCCAAGCGGCTGAACTTATCATACACTGCCATTAGTGAATTGGCATTGTCTGTCGGCTGGTTGAACCTTACCGCAGGTGCTGACGATCCTACTGGGTCGTTTAGAACCTGCCAAATCTTCCATGGATATATGTTGGTGATATCTTCATTTTGCGGTAGCCGCTCAATATTCATCTCGACCTGCGGCCCAGACGCAATACCCATATTGTTCACCAGTGCGCGGGCTGCTGCGTTACACACGCCCTGTAAATCTTCGATAATCTCTGGGATGCCTTTACCCCAGAACGCGCCGGGGCATTTGATAAATGATGTTTTTGAATACGGCTTCTCACCAAGTGGGTCATAGTTCAACACCGCTTTGATGACGTAGTTGCCAACGATCCAAATGTTTGCGTCGTACTCAGTTGTCGGATCAGGCACGTCTTCTTCAGACATCCCCCACTCTTGCAACTGGGCACCGGAAACTTTGCCCCAATACTCTAGGGCATCGTACATTGGAGTCGGGCGAAGCTCAGTGTTAAACTTCCGCTCCTCAACTTCTTTAGACACAAATTCCCTTGGTGTTACCCATGATGTGGTTGGCCCCTCGCGGAGCACTGCCCGTATAGCTTCCTCATCATATCCTGGTACGCCAACCATAGCAGCCAACATCGTGCGTGTTAGCGGGTGGTGCTCAAAACAATACCCCTCAGCAATATTTGTTATGCCCGGTTCTGGGTAAAATCTAAACGGGTCAACCCGCCCGTATTCTGGGGCAATAACCTCTGAGGCTTCAGCCGTCATCGTGCCGTCTTCACCTGTCGTCCAGCCTAGAACCCGCTGCTTGCGGACAATCGGACCTTTGATAATAGCCGCCGGGAATGTAACCAGGTCAGAGATGAAGTCATTAAACGACTCATCCCAACCGCCTTGAGAAAACTGATCTTTGATCTTTGCCTTCATCCGGTCAGCAACATTCTGAGATTCTTGTAACATGCGGAACCGAGACTCTTGCTCGATCATCTCCATGATCTCGGACTGTTCCTGCGGGCTTAGCGCCCTACCCTCGTCCCCCATGACTTTCATCGCAAAGTCTTCGAAGATTGATTTGATCTCCGCTCTCCGGGTGTCGTCAAGATCTGGGATAGGTGTGGACTGTAGATCCCACGGTGGGGAACCAGTATCCAGAAGTATGTCCCGTAACCAGCTCTCTGCTGCGCGGCACTTCACTTCTGTAATCATCATGTAAACTTGAGACCCACCTTGCTTTTTTATTTCTGCGAGCTTGTTGGTATCATACTCGCCATTGCGCTGGCGCATGGCTTTCAACATGATCGTCTCGATGTTAGTCTTTGCCGCCTTAGCCGCCTCCCAACATACCTTCATATGTGCAGTAAGGCCTGTGAGCAACTCACTCGATTGCCGCTCTGCGAGCTTCGCATCTGCGACTTCTTTTTCCTGACGTGCTATGTCAGCGTTTGAAACAACACGGAGAAGTCCACCATTATTCATTGCAGCACCTTTAGCTTGACATGCAAATTTTGTGGGTAAAATACATGATTATGCGCAATGCGCAACAAAAAACCCTATTGCCGTGGGGAGCAATAGGGTTTCTGTAGTCCAACATAAGGAAACACAACCATGTGGGGTGGGCGTGTTATGCAAGTTCTATCATGTCCAGCCAGTCGATGCAACAGTAATTATTTCTCTTTTTTGCGGCATGTAAATACCACTATCAACGGTGCCAATGTGCAGCATCAGGTACTGCAACGCCTCTGCTATGTGGGAATGCTGGTTCTTATCAATCGCCCCGTCCTTCTTAAACCGATACCCGCCCATCATCGCTGCTTTCAACTTCATGCACCGTGGGTCTGCGAGGAACGCCGAGTCGCCGTCCACTTGCCGCATGAGATAATCATCCACAGCATTTATGCGTGCGGTGATCTTGTTTGTCTTAGCTGTGATTACCTTGAACCCCTCAGCTTTAATGATATCCACCGCACTACGCTCGTCAGTCTGCGCCCGCTGAATACCTGCCGGGTCAACAACTATGAGCACTGGTGCGCCGGGGAACCGCTCTGTCAACAGGGGCTTCAGCAACGTGCGGATAAACCTCTGGACACCCATGTCATAGCTAACACACTCGTCTAGGATCATAGCCCGACCGCGTGGGTCTTGCTGCCCTATCACTGCTGCAGGTGTCAGCCCTAAGTCCATACCTACCAGTATTGGCCGTACCCCGTTTATTGTCGGGGATAGTTTCTGTCTGGCTATGTGGTAGTCGGGCCTGAAGTATTTATATACCGGCTGGCCAGCTGAGCTGAGACCATACTCGCCGTCGATATACATACGGATATATTCTTCCGAGCGCCCGCGCGGATCATAATAGTCTTCCGGTAAGTTCTCGACATTCTCTGCGTAGGGGCTGCGCCCACTCGGCTGCCGGAACGAGTCCCAACCATTGTCGTTTGTGGTAACACCATCCTCCGGGTTTACCTTCTCCATCTGATAGTACCACCATGTGTCCATGGTTGGAGGGTTAGTGTCCCCCCACATTCCGTACCATGTTGGGCCACCATCTTTCTTCGATGGGAAACGGCCAACACGTTTAGACATCGCATCTACAATGTCAGGGTGGATATCACGACACTCGTTGAACCATGCGAAGGTCAGCTCCAGTGAGTTCAAGTTCGCCACATCATCGGCATCGTCCAACGCACGGAACATAATCTCGCACTGGACATCAGCGACGTTGAAGAAATATGTTTTGGTAGTCCGCATATATTTCCCGCACTCGCCGGGAGGGAACCAATCGAGGAAAGTCTTGATTGTCGTACCCTGAAGCTGACGTGCAGTCTCACGGACAACTGCTGCCCGCGAGTTGCGGATGCCGCGCGT